CCATCTGCACCAGTTGGACCTTCTCTACCATCTTTACCATCCGCACCTGTTGGACCTTCTCTGCCATCTGCACCAGTTGGCCCTTCATTACCATCTTTACCATCTGCACCAGTTGGACCTTCTCTGCCATCTGCACCTGTTGGACCTGGTATTCCTTCTTTTAATTTTAATTCATTAATTTCATTTCTTAATTGTTCTAATTCATCTAATTCTTTTTGAGATAATCCTGAATCACCTTTTGGACCTGTTGGACCCATTGAAGTATTTTTTAAATTTTTAATATCTTCTATATCTTTTCTTAATTGTTCTAATTCTTCTGCTGATATACCTAATCCTTGCGGACCAGTAAATCCTCTTTCACCTTGTGGACCTGTCATACCTGGCAATCCATCAAATCCTCTTTCTCCTGGTGGACCTGTCATACCTGGCAATCCATCAAATCCTCTTTCTCCAGGTGAACCTGTCATACCTGGCAATCCATCAAATCCTCTTTCTCCAGGTGAACCTGTCATACCTGGCAATCCATCAAATCCTCTTTCACCTTGTGGACCTGTCATACCTGGCAATCCATCAAATCCTCTTTCTCCTTGTGGACCTGTAAATCCCCTTTCTCCTTGTAAACCTGTCATACCGGGTAATCCATCAAATCCTTTTTCTCCTTGTGGACCTGTCATACCAGATATTTCATTTTGATTATTTATTATTATTCCTGCTGGTCCAGTATCACCCTTATTACCTTGTGGACCTGTAAATCCTGTAAATCCTTTTTCTCCTTGTGGACCTGTCATACCAGATATTTCATTTTGATTATTTATTATTATTCCTGCTGGTCCAGTATCACCCTTATTACCTTGTGGACCTGTAAATCCTGTAAATCCTGTAAATCCTATTTCACCTTGTGGACCCGTAAATCCTCTTTCACCTTGTAGACCTGTCATACCAAATATTTCATTTTGATTACTTATTATCATTCCTGCTGGACCAGTATCACCTTTATCTCCTTTATCACCTTTTTCACCAGTATCACCTTTAGGACCAGTAAATCCCATCAAACCCATTAATCCTTGTAATCCTTGTAATCCTTGTAATCCTTGTAGACCAGTATCACCTTTATCACCTTTATCACCTTTTTCACCAGTATCACCTTTAGGACCAGTAAATCCCATCAAACCCATTAATCCTTGTAATCCTTGAAGACCAGTATCACCTTTATCGCCTTTATCACCTTTTTCACCTTTTACTCCTATCTCACCTTTATCACCTTTACCACCAGTAGCACCAGTAATAAAATTTATAGCTTTTTGAATAATTGATGGTTCTGGTTTTGGTGGAGCTTCTGTTAGTGGTGTTTGTTCTATTTGTGATCTAATATAATCATTTGATGGTGGTGTATATTCACCTGGTTCTACAATTACACCTATTTGATCAACTGGAAATTCTAATACATTAAATTCACTTGTTATACCATCTGGGTCATATGGTTCTTTTCCCCCGCTAAAATTCAATATATTATTTCGTAAATTAGTTTCGGAATCTAAATTTAATATTATATTCCTTAAATTTTTATTACTTTTACTCATATATTTTATGAGGAAAAATAGATTTTAATTTGAATTATATATACAATAGAATTTTGTAATAATATCATTATAAATCTCATATTTTATTTCAATTACATTATCACTCTTACCAATTTCTATCACTTTTTCATCATATTGATTATATACAATTATTTTACAATCTAATAAATCTGCTAATATATATAACTCGTATTTATACATTGGATCTAATGCTTCATTTGATACTAATTTTTCTTTCATTTGTGGTATAGATTTAATATCAAAATATTTGTATAATCTCTGTAAATTATTTTCATCAAATAACCATTTAATTATTTTACCCTTAAACAAATTAATAATATCATTTTGTAATGAACTTTCATATCCTAAATTACGATATTCTGTTTCCATTAATTTATTTTTTATCCAATAATATCCATTAATAATCGTTCTATATAATCCATTTTCTTTCTTTACTAATTGTTCTATTTTATTACCAAATATTTTAGGTGGAAATACTTCAATCTCTAAATTCTTTCTAATTAATCTCTTTTTACCTATAATCGGTATATTATTTTCACCATATATTTCTGCTAATATACTATCAATTGTTAAATTACTAGCTTTAATTAATTTTTCATTCTTTTTACTTGTAAAGAAATCATATTGATATATATCTGGCACTAAATATGTATTCTTTCTTAATATTTCTTGACGTTTGATTAAATTAAAATTTATTTCATTACTCAATCTTACTATAAATTGATCTAACATCTCTTTTGTTAATTGTAATTGACATGTCTTTCCAACTCTACCACAATGATAATGACTACATGTTTTATCTAATCTACATAACTGTCTAAAATTTGTTATTGTATATTTATCTAATTTAGGTATTCTTGGAATAATAGTAATAATATTACGTACTAATTTATGCAAGAAATCAATAGTCTTAGTTACACTCTTTTTTGTTAATTCTTCTAATTCATCTTTTAATTTAATATTATTACTCAAATATTCACTTATTTCTAATCTTAATCTATCATAACTTTCTTCTGTATAATCTACTTTATTTACTTTTATTATTCTATCATCTACTATAATATTATCTGAACCTTTCATTATTTCTCTATCAATAATATCATCATCTATAACTGAAACTATCATAAAATTCTTAATATTATAGTCTTTTGCTAATCTTTTAATATCTGTTTCATCCATTCTTACTGTTGTCACTGGTAAAATAATATTTTCTTGAATATAAATACCTGATACTAAAAATTTATCTCTAATTTTTTGACTATATATTATACCTGCTGGCACAATATTGATATCTAAATCCATAATAAATTTCATTGATGCATTAATTGTATTTAAATAATCATTGTGATTTTTATATATTTGAATATCTTTTAGACATCCTGAGGGTTGTACAGGGAATAAAAACGTATTTTTGTTCAATCCTTTTATCATAAGAAATCTACATTTATATCTATAATCTATCACCTGACCTACGATAGAAAATTTATCATTAATCATTTCTTTAATTTCTTTACTATTATAGAATACATTACTTGCTAATTTTGTATTTTGTAAGCAATTTAGACTGTAATATTTATTAATTCTATTTACAATATTATTTTCTTTTTCTTCATATTCAAATATCTTTTTAATATTAATATATTTCTCTTTTTTACTTGCTGTTGCATCTTTTTGTAAATTTAATACTGGAAAGTATAATGATTCATCTTTTACTATAATTATATTCTTCTTTGTTTTGTAATTATTATAATTTTCATTATTCTTACAAATTAATACATAATCATCATATTTTAACCATTCACCATTTTCATTCATTCTTCTTGCTATTCTTTTCTCAAATATATAAGAATTAATATCATATTTATAAGACACCAAATCATCTAAAAATTCATGTGTTACTCCTATTCCATTCATTATATAATTTTTAAATGTATCTATTTCACCAAATCTCAATTTAATATCACCATTGTTCAAACATGTAAATAATATATCATCCATATTTTTAAATATTTCTTCTACTATATCTTCATAATTCTTCTCCATTAATGATGCTATTGCACTTAAATATGGAATCTTTTGATTACTTACACCATATTTGAAAAAATAACCTGATTTAGATTGTGTTAAATAATGATTTTTAATTATCTTATCATTTGATACTAACTTGTTGAAGAAAATATCCAAATATTCTGGTAAAAAAGAAAATCTACCTTCTTGTACCTTATTTGTTTCTTGTAAAATATAAATCTTATCCGATTTAATATTCTTAATTTCTCCTACTGTTTCCGCAAGACCTTTATTCGCACATTTTTCATTGAATTCCCTTTTACTACTATTTTTGGTATTAAATGAATCATTTTTAAAACAACAAGGCATACATAAACCAGATGGATGCTTACTCTTTGTTAAATATCCAATATATGAATACTTTTTATTTACATCTATATCACATGTGTAATATAAATTTGCATTTTCTGTTGGTATCTTAATAGAGCGTAATATTTGTTCTTTTCCATTAATTTTAACTTTTTTCTCATAATTATTTGTTTCTTTATTCAATACGTATCCATTTTTAATTAATTCATTTTCATTTGTATATTGTGTTGGCTGTCTCTTTTTAGTACCACTATTTTGACAATTTCTTGACCAATGATTTTGACCCTTTTCTGGTTTAAAACCTAATCTATCCTTATCTAATTTTGTAATCTTTTTAACTGTTCTTACTTCTTCTGCTACATCACTAATTAATTCAACTAAATTTCTTCTTTTGGCAATATTATTCAAACCTTTTAATACATCCATCATATCACGTCTATCTTTATTCTTAACATGATAGATATCAACATATAAATATAATACAATATTCATTAAAAGTAATATTTGATTTAATTGCCATTGTGATCTAGCACCTGAAATTCTTATTTTATAATTTTCTTTTGATTTACCTTGAATATCTACTTCTACACCTGATGGTTTTGCTCTTGGTACATTCTCAAATTTCTTTAATATATTTCTACCCTTTTTTAAATATGCAAATTTTTGATTACCATCTCTAACTTTTTGTAATGCTTCTGCATCTGTTAAATTATATTGACTTGCAATTTCTTTAGCCATTCCTTTTTCATCATATTCATAATTCTTCAAGAAATATCTTATTCTTCTCTCAATATTCATTTCACTATAATAATCAGATACTCTTTTGTATCTCAAATACGTACCATATTTACTCTTTTCATCTACAATATCTTTTTTAGTTTTACTTTCTCTTTTTCTTGGTTCAATTACTACTGATAAATATGGAAAGAATAATCTGCAAAAATCTGATAATTCATTATGATTGATTATATATGACTTATCTTTTGAACCTAATACTGGTAATTGAAAACTTTGAATATTATTAATAAATGCAAATTTAAAATCACTTTCTTTTGGTACAAATATCTTAAAATATGAATTTTCACTATTAATCTTTTTAATTAATTCTTGTACATATACAAATGTCTTATTAATATCTTCAAATGTAGCTTGATCATCTTCTTTCCACTGTGTCTTATATTCTAATTTACCATATTCTGTTAACTTAACTGAAATATATTTATTACTTGAACCTCCTTTAATATCCACTTTAATCTTAAAACTAATACCATATGGATTACTTTCTAACCATTTTGATTGAATTGCTTCTTTATCATATTCAGGTGAAATTGTTCTAAATTTATGCCATCCTGCTGCATCTGGTGGTTGATATTGAATATATGGATATTTTTCATCTAATGCATAATTTTCAAATATACGACTCAAATCAAACTTTAATAAACTTGATATAGTAGTTTCTTTTTCTAAATTAATCTCCCTACCATTTAAATTTGTTAAATATAATGAAACATGTGTCGTTGTTTGTGTAATAAAATTATCCTTATAATAATTCTTGTATGCTTTTTCATTATCATATTCATCTTCAATATAACTCATCACTTTATTTTCTAATAATAAATCATTGTCTATAGTTGTAATAATTTGTCTTATCTTTTTTGTTTCTACATCAGTATTCCCATTTAAATACTCTAATATTGTTGGCAATTCTGATACACTTTCTGTAAAATATATCTTTACATAAAAATCTGTTAAATTTTTAATAGTTTCTGCTGATGATTTATAATTCTTACCTAATTCAGTATAAATATCTGTAAAAAATACTTCATTATTTGGAATATAATCTATAAAATCATTAATTATCTTTTGATTATTATCTTCAAAATGTATTCTTGAACCATATCTATTCATACTTTCTTTTATTACTCCCAATTGCCCTTTCAAAATTTCATAATCTCTAAAATTTTCTACTGGTACTACATCAACTGGTAATAATGTATTTTGTCTTAACCAATTACGACCTAACATTAAATAATCTTTCTTTTCTTCATATTTATTATTTATAAATTCATTAAACATATATTCTGACCATGTATATATTCTAGATGGTATTAAAAATGGTACTGATGATTCAAATTCTTTACTTTTTTCAATAGTCATACAAATTTTCTTTTTCATATTCAAAAATGTATCATCACGATAAATATATTGAGAATAAATAAAATTTTTTTGTATTACTTCATCTAATTCACCATTATAATGATTATTACTATTTTTTTCATCAAACGGTATGTTTCTTTCTCTCAATGTTTTTGCTCTATTTGCTTCTTCTTCTAAAATTTCTGTAATTAATTTTTTATTCTTTTCTGCATCTTTATCTATATCTTCATTTATTACATGCATATCTTCTAATTCATTAATATTAAAATCATCTTCTGGTTCTTTTAATGCTTCTCTATCATCTGCTTGTTGTTCACCAAAAATTTCTGATTCAGTTGTATCTTCTGGATTTTCTTCTTCATCTGTATCGTCAACATCTGTATCCGTATTCGAATCAAATTCATCATCGTCATAACCTCCTACTTGTTTAATACTACCACCTAATTGGTCTTTTTCTTCCATAAATTGTTTTTTTAATCTATCTATCTTAATTTTACCATTATAAGAATAAACTAAATTTGTTTTTTTAATTTGTTTAATATGTTTATCTACCCAATTTACACTTAATTTTTTTGTTATTTTATCTTTATCACTACTAGAATTAAATATTTTTCTCGATTTTTTTAAATGTTCTGATAAAAAGAAATTTTCATACCAATATGAATCATAATAATCTTCTAATATAGTAATTTCATCTGGTGATAATTCTTTTAATGTTTGAAAAAAAGATAAATCCTTAATTTTAGATATAATTCTTCTAATATTGCTAGGAATATTACCTAAAAATATATAATAATGATATTGAAACTTACGATTATTATTTCTATATCTATAAATAATTTTAAATGGTTTGGATAAATTTTGTTCTTCACTCATGTTATCTGATTATATTTTAATTATAATATACTTATTTACATATTTAATTATCCATGTTATATGAGCTAATAATGCTAATGATAAAAATACATAATATTCTGTAAATCCATACTGATAAGCTAATATAATTAATAATATATTATACAATATTCTAAATATAAAATACAATGATGCAAAAAAATAAGATGTATTATATAACTGTCTTAATTCTGGATTAACCATCTCTAATGACCTAAGAAAAATTGGAATTTCAAATGGCACACCTAGTAAATACAAATTTAACTTATGATTTGTATTACCATATATAAAAAATAATATGTAAATAATATGATGAACATACGATGTAATATAATTTTTATTTAATACTCTTCTATATTTTTGATAACCAACAATAAGATCAGATGAAAAATATCCTAAACTCATATAATAATATAAATTAGCTAGTGTATTTGGTGTATTTAAATATAAATATACTGTATTGCATTGTGTTACTAATAAATAAAAACTATATGGTGCAATTGTTGTACAAAATCCACTGTAAACTAATGAATATATATATGATAATCTTACATCTTCATGATTTTTAATTTCAAATACATCTGCAATTGGTCTATGTAGACTTAACCATAATCTTAATGATACAATATATGGATTAAATAGTATAAAATTATATAATGATGTTAGCATATAATTTTATATTAAACTTTTGTCTTATATTAGAATTCATAATTTAATACATTTGTATAAATTTGAATACCGCAATATTCTTCGGGTGTATTATTATAATCTACAAACTCATACATATTATTATTTTGTGCTGTTTCTAATATATATCTATTTAATTCAAAGAATAATTTTGTATGACCAACTTCTGGACATCCAATGTGTGCAATTTCATGCACTGCTACGTATAATATTTTATTATAATCATAAAATTCATTAGATTGTTTATTTCTCAAACAAAAGACTAATTCTTCACCTTTATTTACACTGTAGCTAGTGTAAGGACTATCTTTTTCTACTTCTCTAATAAAAACACTATTTAATTTATCAACTATAATTTGTATATAGTTAGTATAATCTTTATTATCTTCTTTTTTTGCTCTATCTAATGATTTTTGTGCAATCTTAGCTAAGTCTGTTTTTAATTTAATTAAAAGGTCTACTGCTTTGGATTTATCTGGTAATTCTTGAACCATATATACTTGACCGTCAAATTCGGCACGAACTAGTCCTGCATTACGAATTGAATATATTAAATATCCAATAAGTAATACTAATGCAAACACTAATAATTCTTGCTCCATATAAATATATAAGTTTTTTATTTTCTTTAAAATTTATTTCTAAATAAAATTATATCATGGGAAATTCTAATTCTAATTTTAACACAGCAAAAAATGCCGATATTATTAATAAGCTAAAAAATTTATTAGCTGAATCTGAAGCTAAACCCCAAGTTATGACAGAATGTAACGAAGTTATTTCAAAATTAAAAACTCTTATTGAAGAATCAGAAACACAACATGGTCATTCTATGACTAATGATATTAAAGTAGACGCAGTTACTGGAGATACTGAACCTGAAGTCGTTGCTGCTGAAGTTGATATTCTTGCTGTTGATATGCCATCACATTCTGTATTTGAATCTACAGAAAAATCAAAATCTAATATGATGGATATGTCAATAATGGAAGGTGGTGCTTATATTATTGATAATCTCAAAAATTTACTAGGTGCTGCAAATAATACAGAACGTATAGATGAATCAAATGAAATGGATATTAACGTTAATAATCTTAAACAATTATTAGCTAATACAGAAGAAGAAATGTATGGTGGTAATGATGATGATAATATGATTATCGAAAAATTAAAAAATTTATTAGATGAAACTGAATCTTATACTATGATGGGTGGACAAGTAGGTGAAATAAATAATGTAACTATTCAACATTTAAGAAACTTATTAGCTGAAACTGAAACATTCAATATGACAGGTGGTGCATTTGATGATGCTAGTGTTCAAAATTTAAAAAACTTATTAGCTGAAACTGAAACAAATTTTAACTACCATACTGTTAACTTACGTGGTGGTAAAGTACATCATAAAAAAGTTTTTACTTCTGAAGAAGAAGAAAAAGAAATAGAAGAAGAAATGGAAAAAGAAAAAGAAGCAAAAGAAGAAAAACAAATGGAAAAAGAAGAAGAAAAAGCTGAAAGTGAAGCCAGTGATAATCAATCAGGTGGTGAAGAATTAAGCTCTGAATTAGTTGAAATCTTAAAATCTTTGAAAAAAGAAAAGAAAGATAATTTATATGGCGGTTCCCGTAAAGGTGATTCAAGACGTAGAGATGAAGAATATGAAGAAGAAGAAGATATTAAACGTGAAATGTACGGAGATTTTCAAGGTCAAAGTATAGATGAAAGATTTGAAGAATTTGAAGAAGACTATAAAAATCACGTAGGTAGATCTAGAAAACCAAAATCTAAACGTGAATATTATGAAGAATGGGAAGCTGAACAATTTGGAGGTAAAAGACGTGGCTCTAAAAAATCATCTAGAAAATCCAGCAGAAAATCTAGTAGAAAATCATCTAAAAAATCTAGAAGAATGTCAGCAGATTCAGACTATGATTTAGAAGATGATATTGATATGGATACAGATGATGAAGACTACTTATCTACATCCTCATTAAATACATCTGATATTAATATTAGACATTACAGATGAAGTCTCAGATAAACTAAAAAAATTGATATATTTTATATAAAAACTATAAAATATAATAATAAAAAATGGTTTTGAACATATATATTTTACTTCTTGAGGGAAATCGCTATTATATAGGCAATTCTGGATATTTTATTAAAGCTTATCAACAACATATTGATAAAAAAGGATGTGAATGGACAAAAATACATCGTGTTGTTAATATATTAAAAGTTATTACTGAAACTAATGAATATACTTTAGATGATTGTGTTATTGAATATATGAAAAAATATGGTATCGATAATGTACGTGGTGGATCTTTTGAAGATGTCGTATTATCACCTGCACAATTAGAAAAATTAAGTAACTATCTATAATTTTTATTTTTATAATGAATGATAATTTTTCTGACTTTATCATTATTATCTGTTTTATTAACTATCTCTGATTCATTATACGAATCATAATATTTATGTTTATATTTTATAGCATTATCATCTTTATATTTTAATTCATTATCATATAATCCAATATCATAATATTCATAATATTGATGTAATATTTCAATCTTATTTTCATTACGTCTTTGTTTATAATCGTTATCAAACACTTGACAATATCCTGGAAATTGACCAATTGTTCCACCATATATCCATGTTAAAAAAGATATAATTACATCTGATGCAAATGTTCCATTTAAATTATAAAAATTTTCAATATGTTTTTTTATTTCATCTTTATTTTTTAACATATTTCTATAAAAAAGTGTTTTAAATATACATCCTCCATATCCTGCTATATATAACTTATCTGATGTTGTATTATATTTACGTAAATATTCATATATTTCTCCACCAAAATATCCAGTACCTCCACCATTTATATCATTTTTTAAATCATCTGTATTTACTTTATTTATTATCCATACATCATCTTCTAATAATATAAAATAATCTTCTGTAAATGTTAATGTTGCATCATATATTCTTGATAACCATATTAATGCTTTTTCTATTACACTATTTCCAATTTTATTTTTAATTTTTGACCAATCCATATGTCCGATATTTTCATTAGAATAATAATAATTTGCATTATTTTGCTTTGCAATTTCTTCTAACGATTCATCACCTTTATCATTTATTATAAATAAATTTTCTATTGGATAATGTTTTCTATATGATTCTATTACATGAATAAATGCTCTTTTTTGTTTATAACATTGATAAAATCCTGCGATTGATGACATAAATTACAATAACAAAATTATATTTAGTAATTGTATATGAATAATTTATATTTCGTTTTAGGATTTATATTATTAGTTTCTTACTATGTTTATAGTCGTGTTAATGAAAATTTAGAAAATACTAATGTAAATAATATATTAGGCACACATATGGTTCCTTGTTGTGCAACTGGTAAAGTAACTGGATATTATCGTGATGGTAATTGCTCTACTGGTGATTCAGATACTGGTACACATGTAGTATGTGCTATTATGGACGATAATTTTTTACAATTTACCAAGTCTAAAGGAAATGATTTAATTACACCACAATTACCTTCTTTTCCTGGTCTTGTTAAAGGTGATAAATGGTGTGTATGTATATTAAGATGGTTAGAAGCATACAAGGCAGGTAAAGCACCTAAAATTATACCTGAATCTACAAATGAAGCAGCATTAAAATATACTACTAAAGAAATTTTACTTAAATACGCTTAAACTAACCATCTATCTAAAGAAACATTTTTCATATATGGTTTACCTGCTCGTTTACATTCTTCTTCTTTTATTAAATCATTAAATAATTCTGTTGCATCTTCCGGTTTAGCTGTTACTAATTCTAAGAACTGAATCGCCGGTAACATAATTTGATTCGTAATATAAAACATATAATCTATCTTTAAATTGTTCTCTGCAATATAATCTGGATGTTCTATCTTCTCACCTTGCAATAATTTATGTCCTCTAATCTTAGGCATTTCAATATATGCAAATTGTACTCGATCATTTGTTTGAGGTGCATTTGCTCTCTTTTCTTTTATCATTTTCTGTGCTAACATAACATGTGCAATATTAACAATATTTTGTTCTTCTCCATCTACTAATATTGGATTACCTTTTGCATCTTTTTTTACTGTAGTTTTATATTTATTTATATCTTTAATCGTTTTAGATGTTACAAAATCTTTGATTGGAAAATTACCCTTAAATATATCTCGAATTGATTTCTTTGTAAATTTAATTGTCTTATCACAATCAATTTCATTCATCATAATATCTACCATTCCTCCTATTACTTTTTTTACTATTTGAGCATTATCTCGTCGTTTTAATACAATACCCATTGATGTCTGTGTAAATTCTACATCATCATCTGTATATTTATTACCCACATATCTCTTCTTAGAAAAGATTGCAAACGGAAAGAAAGTCTTTTCATATGATAATTCATGTGGAAATCGTAATTGTGCTTGAACAAATTTACTTACCATATTACCTAATATAATTGCCGGCATTAAAATTTCCTTAGAATACAATACTTCTTTTGTTTCACGATTTACAATACCAAAATTATTAAATATTGAGTCCGTATTGTGAACAATCATCTGACCAACACCTGCTTGAAAATGATGATTTTCAGTTGTTAAGTCATAAACATATTCACCTTCAGGATATGCAATTTCATGAATTTTTTTAATAATTGTCTTATCTTCTATATTATTATTTACAGTTATTTTAATTAAATTATCATTATTAATATCAATTGAATAACTATTATTAATACCTAATAAATATCTTGCTGCATCTAAATGATTATACGTTTCATAAATATCAACATGATTAATTTTATCATTTATAATAGGATATTTCCAATGCAATAATGTATCACCTACTTTTAAGTCTTTCGGTGAAACTTCTTTATACTCATTTGTAATTAATGAATGGTCATCTGTAACATCAACTAATCCACAATGCGTTAATACTCGCATCATCTTTTTATGACTTGCTAATTTATGTCGAATAATTCGTTCTACTTTTTTCCATCCATCATCTGTCCAACTTTCAATATCTGTTAACTCACAATATTCTTTAGTTGAATCAGTGCATTGTTTCCATTCTTTATTATATCCAAGTTCTTCAATCGTTGAAATTCTAATAACATATTCTTTAGTCTTATTAATTTTTATTAATTCCCTATATAATATTGGTGTATAATTTGCAACACTATCACCATACACTACTACTGGATTAATATCATAGTTATCAAAAATTTCTGTGACTTGTTTTACTATTTTAGTTGTTTCTTTCTCATCATCTGCAAGTGTTTTACCTGCTTTATTTTTTAATTTTTCTTTAAAGAATTCATATAATTTTTCTTTATTATCTTTATTCTCATAGATATACATTAAAATATTCTTCAAATCTTTTTCTACAAAATTCTTTGCAATCATAATTTGAGAACGACCAACTGCAGTTGTAGATGCTGCTAGCTTTACATAACAAACTGGACTTGTTCCCGCACCAATTTGCCCATACAAAGAATTAGCTGTTAATTTCAAAGCTAACTGTCTGCCATTATAAATCGCTTTCATAAACACATCGGTTTCCACCTCTTCTAATTTCTTTACTTGTTTTCTTTCTGTAAGTAAATCATTCAAAATCTCTGGAATAACGCCAAATTTATCTTTTTGTTTTGCATACTTACATACAACTTCTTCTTTTGTTCCATCTGCTCGTTCTTGGTCAAATTTAATTATATTATAAGTATAATCTGGTAAATTATCATATTTTGAATCATCTACAAACATTTCGTGAGAAATATTTTCTGCAATCATAGAACTTGGATACAGACTTGAATAATCATTAACTGAAATAGGTACTCGATGAAATTTTGGTTCCGGTGTTAATACTATTGCACCTTCAAAACTTGGTTCATCATCATCTATTTCTTTATGCACTCTTGGTAATGTTTTAATTAAATATCCTCGTTTACGACATTTTTTTACTACCAAACTAAATGATTTAATTCCTTGACCACGTAAGAAAATCCATTGCATTGGTACACTTGAAATACTCGCCATTTCCATATTCTCTGGAATTTTGTTAAGTTTCAATAATAATTTGATTGGTAATATACAATCTTGAATACAATACTTTGCAATCGTACAGATATCTTTTGAATCTCCACCTGCATAATATGTAAACATCTCTCTTGCAGATAAATCATCTTTCACACTACCTGCATAAAAATATCGATGCTGTTTCATATTCTTCTCAATTGTTGGATTGTCTAAGATATAAGATAAATTACCTCGAATTTCAATATATTCATCAGTCATATTAATAATTTTTAATTTCTCACTAACAATATCATCTTCTTCTGAAATCTTAACATAATTTCCTACTTTGAATTCTCCTTTCTTCTTCAAATATATCTTTGTTTTATCTCCAGTAATCTCTACTTTTTTAATTATTTCTCGCATGAAATGTTCTGCTACTGCATCTAATTTATAACTATTTAATTTATAATCCTTCTGAATTAATTTCATCAAATCTATCTTCACACGACCAATCGTATGATAAAAGCTCATCACATTATCACCTAATGCTGCAGAAGATAATTTAACATCTTCACGAAATTCTGTTCTAGGACCTAATCTACTTAGAAATCCAAATTCATCAATACGATTAATTTTCTTACGACCATAAATATATTTTTCATCAAAGCCATAAATATTATAACCAGTCATGATATCAGGATCTTCTTCCTGAATAATTTTTTGGAATTCTAATAATAAATCTTTCTCATTGTCAAAACTTAATACATTTGCACCTTCAATTTCATCACAATCTTTTAAAGTTAATATATATTTAGTCATTTCGCTTTCACCAAAAGTATAAAATACCATACCAATTTGAATAATTGGATCTTCTTTTCTATCAGGTTGAGGAAATTGTTCATCATGACTATAACATTCTAAATCGTAACTACATAATTTAAATTTTGCCATACCAAGTTTTGGTGCATCTGGTCCAAAATTATTTTGAGATACAACATCTTCATATTTAACTCTCAAATGATAATCTGTAAATGTTTTCATAGATTTATCATTACGATATTTACCTTTCGGTAATTTAATCCATCCACATGATTTAATATCTTGAGTATGTATAAATCTTAACATCGGGTCAAAATTTGATTCATATAACTGAAATTTTTCTGCCTTATAATTCATTCTAATTTCTAGAATACCATCCTTAGAACGGTTATGATAATATTTCATTGTATCACTCGTCTTAAATCGAATCATCAGAAAACTAAATTGTTGTTCTGCCTTAAATCCATAAAATTCTTTCCATGCTGTTATATTATAATCAATAATATTTGCTCCATGGTCTCTACTCATTCCTTTTAATCCATTAATAAATTTTTGCAAATCTGTCGATGTCCATGTTTTTGGCACTTTAACAAAGAAATACGGAAAAAATTCATATACTGATACGGTAATAGATAATCCTGTATTTGTTCTACCAAAAAATCTAACTATAAATCTTTTATCTTCATCTTCTCCAACATTTTCAGAATGCCAATCTATAATATTACAATATACATCATCTTCTGACGGTCGAATGATTTGTTCTGTCATATTTATTATAAATATTAATAATTGTTTATTTTATAATTAATTTTCAATTATTAATATATATGAGTTTATATTATTATAATAATAGCCAAAATACATACGATAATAAATGGTTAATACCTAGACTTAATAGTATGCAAAAAGGAAATGTCGCAACTGTTGATTCTGTTAATGGATTTGACTCTACTGCTACTGTTGGTGGTAAATCATTCAGTACAATTGCTGCTGCCGTTTCAGCTGTAACATCTGGTCAAACTGTTTTAATACTCCCTGGCACCTATACTCTTACTACTGGACTAGTGCTACCCAATGGTATATCTCTTCGTGGACTATCGCTTCAAACCACAATTATTCAAATGAATGTTACAAGTTCTACTACAATGTTGACTATGGGTGAAAATTGTCGTGTAGAAGATCTAACACTGAATCTTACCTGTACCGGCTCAACCGCCGGTGTAGTTCTCAAAGGCATTGTATTTGGCGGAACCTCGTCTCAAACGTCTAAATTACGTGTCTGTGTCGTCAATGTGAATAATGCGTCAATGAGCAAAACTCTTACAAATACAGTTACAGGTATTGAATTTTCTGGAACAGGGTCACTAACCGCCTCGGTGTTTTCCTTTAACAGTATAAAAGGTAGTACGATTAATGTATATTCTAACGGTGCCGGAAATAAGCGTGGACTCCTTGTATCCAATTCTAATCAGGCAAGTACACGTGATGTAAATGTTTATGTAGCACAACCACCCGATACCGATTCAACCGGTTCTTATGTAGGAGTTGAAACAAATGACCCAGGAAATACAGGCTCTATTCAACTTCGTACCACAACATCTGGTGTGGTTGTCCCAACAGGAACTCAAGCATATACCGCATCTGATATCCTACAAACAACCCCTGCTACTATTAGTAATCCTACCTATTTAGCATCACCTGGAATTCAGATTGGTCCTGGTACCGATCTTGTTACCAAATCCGCCGGCAATAAGGGATTTAGTACATATATATATCCTACAATTGTTTACTATGGACTTAAAGGAAATATTACAAGTGGTCCAAGTGGAGGATATCTTTGGCCTGGAACACAAACGGTAAGTGCGGGTCAGTATCCTGATACAGGTCTTCCTGCTGCGTTTTTCCGTGCTCAACAACCTACTCTCATTTCAGGACTATCTTGCTCTTTGAACGCTGCTCCTGGTGGAACAAATACAGTAACACTGTCAATATATTATATACCGAAACTTACAACAAATACAACTGGTGCTGTCTTTACAGGATATATAAGTGGAACAACCCTTACAGTCAGTACCGGTCCTTCATCGGGAGCGATTGCAATAGGACAAACTGTATCAGGATCAGGTGTTGCTATAAATACATATATTGTATCAGGAAGTGGCTCTACTTGGACAGTATATCCAAGTCAAACGGTTGCATCTTCAGGCTCACCGATTACAATTACAAATGGAACACCTTCAAGTACCTTTACGGGAAGTATCTCTGGAACAACTCTAACCGTAGCATCATTAACTTCAGGAGCAGTCGCAATAGGACAATATGTAGCAGGTTCAACTGTAACTGCGGGAACGAATATTACTGCACAATTATCTCCAACTACTTGGACAGTAAATGCAACACAGACAGTAGGTAGTGCAACACTTTACACAAATGGAATGTTGGCTACACCCTTTACTGTTACCTTTGGTCCATCAGATACTGAAAAAACATTTTATAATGCGTCTGTCCGACTTGATACGGGTGATAGAATTATGTTGTATACATCCTATACAACAGGTGGAGGAGGAGCGAATGCAGCACACGATATTACTGCTCAGATTGATTTATTCTAAAACTTTATTATTTACTTTATTAATAAATAATATAATTTATACTTCAATTTCCTTATCCTTTTTAAACATCATAATCAATAACATATTTTTTAAACAAATCATTTTATATTTATATTTACTATTTTTAAAATTCTCAATATTATGATTAGTAGGTAATTTAAATAATATCATCTTCGTTCCACTATTATTTTCAAATAGAATATTAATCATCTCATGAATATTTGTTTCTTTTTCTGTATCATCTTGTAAAACAATTTCCATTTTATATTGTGATTTATAAATTGGACCTCCCCATGGTGGGTCAATGAATACAATATTTTGTTCTAATTTATTCATTAAATTAAGATAATTATCATTATAAAAAACAATATTCTCTCTATTATATTCTTTCATATTATGAACTAAATATTGATACCTCGTTGTATTAATTTCATTCGCTATTACTTTACTAAAATAATTACTAAATGATAATGTATTACCTCCTACACATGCCATAGCATCTGTTATTGTAATATTAGACAAATCATCATCTGGAAACACCAATTGATAATTTTTCTTTGTTACTTCTGAAATTGTTTGTGCTTTATCCGGTAAAGTAATACTATATTTAGAGACATCATCCAATAGTATTTTTTTACCATTTGAATCAGGAAAAAAATTATATTCTGCCATTCTATTATCCATTAAAAAAATTATTGATTACTGTTTAAATAATAATATTAAATTATATTATGAGGAAAAACAAAGCTGAAGATATTGATACAGCTAATAAATCAAATCAATTATTATATTTAGAATTTAGAAAACTTATCAAAATCTATGAATATATATATAAACATACAGATGTCCCAAAAGATAAAATCATTTACAAACATAAAATCATTAGTCTTAGAAATTCTTCTAAACAAATAAAAGTATTTGCTGATGCTATCAAAGATCCAAAACAAATTGAACATTTACCTGGTGTTGGTAAAGGTACTTTAGCTCGTGTAGAAGATTTTCTTAATAATAAAAAATTAACTGAAGTAGAAGACTATTGTAATCAAAATAATTGTGACATCATCTTATTTAATAAGAATCCAAATTTAATTTATGAAGATTTAATCACTATTTTTGGAATTGGTGACAAGTTAGCAAACAAATTAATTAATGACTATAAATTAAAATCCGTAAAACAACTACAGACTTTGGTGGAAAATGGAAAAGTTCTTGTTCCTGATCAGGTCAAAATTGGTCTAAGATATTTTGGGAAAGTTAAAAATAAAATACCTAGACATGAAATTACACAAATAAGGGAATTTTTATATGATATTTTAGAAGATTTGGATTCTAGTTTAGTCTTTGATATATGTGGATCTTTTAGAAGAAAAAATATAACATCAAATGATATTGATTTATTAGTAACATCATATGAATTAAATGAAAAAAATTTTGAATCAAAAAATAATTTTATTATGAAGAAAATTACAGATGAATTATATAAGTATAAATTTATTGTTGAAAATCTTACACAAGAAACAGGAAGTAAATTTATGGGTTTAGCACAATATCTTAATAATCCAATTAGAAGATTAGATATTCGATTAGTTCCATTAGAATCATTTTTTACTGCATATTTATATTTTACTGGTTCATATGAATTTAATGAAAGAATGCGTGGTATTGCTAAAAGACAAGGATATAAATTAAATGAATATGGTTTGTATAAAGGTGATAAAAAAATCCAAATATATTCAGAACAAGATGTTTTCGATATATTAGGTATGAAATATTTATCTCCTAACGAAAGAATTTAATATTTTGCTTTACATTTATCGGTTGATTTTTTATATTCATAATCAATTTTCATGTTTTTGAAATTTTCTGTAATACTAGATCTTAAATCATTATTTGGATTGTATGATGTGTTAAATAAATTATAACTGCATTCATCCATTAAATTTCCTACTACTGGATCATATGTTCCCATACAAATACCTGATGCAGTATTTAATTTGTATTGAGCCCATACTGGTGATGAACCTGGTGGTGCATCTTTAGGTGCTGGTACTGGTACAACTGAGTCACCAAATTTGAAGCAAATGGGTACTGGACCTACGAAAACAGATTGTGACGCATTTGGATTTTCACAATTTTGACTATTAGTATTCATTTATACTTAAAGAAAAGATAAATTTTTTGAATAAATCAAATATAATCGCAAATTATAGCTTCTAGTTTATTATCTTTTTTTATTAATTGGAAAGGTTTTCCGCATCCGTAAATTAATTTTTTTTCTATTAATACATCACAAATATCTTTTGGTGAATGAGGATTAATTTGTTGATTATTTATTTTTAATACAGCATGTCGAAATATTGCACAATTTATTTCTTCTATAATAATAGATTCTTGACAATGAGGACAAATAACTACCTCCATCGCAATATAATATATAATGTCATGATAAAAAATAATGCAATAGATGCCGCATATTTAATATTAATCATATATTTCATCATATATGTTTTTTGTAATGTATATCCCCGATTTTCATAATACTTCCTTACTCCTACTCCAGAAATAACTGCAATCTTACTATAAGCATGTAAATAGCTAATCCATTCTGCATATTTTAATAATTTTGTTCCCAATCGCTTATGCTGAACTTTATCCTGAGTATTATCATTTACACTTACTTGCATTCCTAATACATGTAATTCTCGCACTAGTGCTGTATCATGTAAATTCTTTAATACACCATAATTACTTTTATTCATTCGCAATCGTAAATAGCCGTATAAAATTTTCTTATCCCATGATGTATATGATAAAAAATATTCTAAACCATCTGATGCATAATAATAATCAATACTAAACCAGATATCATTTGGATTATAATTATCAAACTTAACTTCACGACAACGTAAACACTGACACGGAAATCCTGTTTCTTCCATTTCACGTAATACAATATCACGCATATTAGTACATTGAGTTCCACCAATAATTTCTTTAGTTGGAATATCACGAATAACACGATTAATTCTAATCCAAGGATGAATTTGCCATTTTATGTATTTCAATACTCGAATTAACTGATAATTATTATTATCTGCATATGGTTTATATTCTCCTGCATCATACCATTCTTTTAGTTTAGTCCAATTTACTACCATTGTTGGATATAGTTTCCATTGGTCTGCTTGATAATCTTTATCATCTAAAATTTCTTTTAACATCTTCATATCTTTTTCTGGTGATGAATAAGGTAAATCTAACATAATATGAATATCTACTTTGAATCCATTTTGTTTCAGAATAAATATTCCCCATTTATTTTCAATGCTAGTGCATTTACGATTAATCTTTTTAAGAATATAATCATCTGTATGTTGAACACCTATTTGAATTCGTGTTACACCATACTGTCGAAATAATTCAATTTCAGACAAGTCTACATTTTCTGCATAATGTTCATTCTTTTTAGTAATCCAATCTGGTCGTGTCTCAATTGTTAATCCAATAATTCGATGAGTTGCTGTTTCATTAATTTTCTGCTCTTCTTCAATAGACATCATCTTACGTACCTTAAAATTCTCTGAATTTGAAGCTAGGGGAAAACCTCCGTTTTCCCGTACCTGTTTGCCAGTCGTATAAAACCTCTTAAAATCATAATAACAGTTACATGCATAATATAAGCTTGTCATAAATTCCATCAAATAATCTTTTGGATAAAAATTAAATGTTCCTCCCGATACAATATATTCTAATTTACAAGGATTATCAGGTGTAGGTTCAATATGACCTGTCATTTCTAAACTTGCAATTCTATCTAAACTTTGTTTAATCGGGTCAAAATTATTTTGAATTGCACGTGCACAACCAGGTTCACTTGATAAGTAAGAACGAGGCTGTGTCATGTTACCATCTTTATCCGTTTCTTGCGGACAATAATGACAATCCATTGGACAACTAAATTTACTTGGTCCTGTAAATACAGTGATAACAACTACACCTGATGCACTTCGAGCTACACGCTTTTTCATGTAAACTTCTAAGCTAGGATTAAATTTAATTTTCTTTTCATTTAATAGACGACGATAATAATGAACCAATGTTGTTTTACTTACGTTAAGTTCGTGCTTTTTAAATAATTCTTTGACAGTTGTATTGTAATCATTTCTATCTTTATAAATTTTGTTAGTTAAACTTATAAAAAATTCTTCAATTACAGATTCATCCATAACGTTTAAACATGATTTCTTATGTTCGCCCATGAACACATCTTCAATATCTTTAATAGATAATGCATCTTGATATTCCATTTATTTTTTTGTTTACTAACTAATTATTTTTATGAATAGTTATTTCAATTTTTGAGTGTAACGATAAAATTATGAAATTAATCAGATGATTCAGAATATCCATCATATCCACCATGTTTCTTATTCATCGTCGAATATATATAATATCCACCTACTAAAACAATAATTAATGCAGATATACCTACCATACTTCCTGCTATTGCAGTTGTACCTGATGGTATACCTAATATCAATGCACCAAATATGAATACTATTACGCTAATTAACAATATAGTTAATAAAATATTCATTTAATAATATTGAAAAAGAAATATATTATAATAAGATAATTAAATATTAAAAATGAATTATGATAAAATTATAGATTATTGGTTTCCTAAAGATTCTGATACCATTCCTAAATTTTGGTTTGATGCCTCTCCTGAGACAGATACATATATCATAAATAATTTTTCTGAATTATTAAATCTTGCAGAAAATCACAAGTTAAATGATTGGAAAAAAACAATTAAAGGTCATTTAGCATTAATCATATTACTTGACCAGTTTTCAAGACATATTTATCGAGATAAAATTGAAGCACATCAAAATGATATAATTGCATATTATTTTGCTCAAGAATTTTTAACTGATGGTAAAGATAAAAATTTAACAAGTTTAGAAAAAATGATGGTTTTAATGCCTTTTCGTCATCAAGAAAAAAGAAATACATATGATTTTGTTATTAATTATATTAAAAACGAAACTGATCCTATATGGGATAAATTTAAATTTCATACAATGAGAAAATATGAACAAATCTTATCTAATAAAGATATTGTAAAGCATCCATTTCTTTGTGTAAAATATACAAGTATTTTAGAATATCCATGGACTTATACTTTACAAAAATTAAAATTAGATGTTAAATTAGATAATATTGCAATAACACTAAGAAAATATATAATAAATAAAATGAAAAAAGATAGAACTAATTTTATTATTGTCAGTTTATCAGGTGGTGTAGATAGTATGGTTATATTATATATATTAAAAATGTTAAATGTTATAGATGTAATTGCAGTTCACTTAGATTATCGTAATCGTTCTGAAACTGGATTAGAAGCTGAATTTATATTTCAATGGTGTAACTACATGAATATTCCATTATATTATAGATATATACATGAAGGTAATAGAGATTCATTAGATAGAGAAGAATATGAAGATTTAACAAAACAAATACGATTCAATATCTATAAAAAAGTTATATCAACTTATCCTCATTGCAATTGTCTTGGTGTTGTTTTGGGACATCACAAAGGCGACCTTCAAGAGAACGTTTTCTTCAATTTGATGAAAGGTAGACAATTAACTGATTTATCTGTCATCAAAGAACAATCAGAAATTATGGGTGTAAATATACTAAGACTACTAATCAGCCACCCTAAATCTGAGATTTTAGATTTTGCTAATAAATATAAAATACCATATTTTAAAAATACAACACCAAAATGGTCAAACAGAGGCAAATATCGTAATATAATTGAACCTTCTCTTATCAATACATTTGGACAAGGTGTTTTAACGAATCTTTCTAAGATATCAAATGAATCAGATGAATTACAACTTATAATAAAAACTAATATTATAGATCCATATTTTAAAACTATTGAAATTAAAGATGATGGTCATTATTTACCTAAAACACCTGGTCAACCATTAACATATTGGAAATATATTATTCATGAATGGTGTCATAGAAATAAAGTTCCAAATATTAGTTATAAATTAATAGTATTATTACATGATAAAATGTATCATAATTATAAAACAATTATTAATTGCAATTCTACTACAAAGATAAGTATAATGAATGATTATTTAATTATATCAATCTCATAATTGTTTTAAAATATAGACAAAACATTAATATACATAATACCCATATTATAAAATTATTACATGTACAACATCGATTATAATTATTTTTTATTTTATCTAATTTTTCGTAAAAATCATAAACTTTATTATTAAAATCTACTACAAGTCTTAATACAGAATCATATTTCTTTAAAATTTCTGACATTTTAATACCAACATCATCTAATCTATAATTAAATTGATAATCTATTTTATCACTTATTGATTTTTCTAAAGAAGTAATATTTATTACTACTGAATCTGGCATAACATCTGTACTTGTTTTAGTAGAATTATTTCTAATTGTTAATTTACCATTTCTTAATATTCTTTCTATTTGTCCTTCATAGAATGAATATTCACTATCAGCATATCGAATAATATCACCTAATTCATGTTTATCGCTCATTTTATTTATATTGATAATTATATAAATAATTTGATTATTTTTCAACTTTTTAATATCCTGACTCAAATTCTATATTTTCATTATTGTATTGTCCTAATGCAACATGATAATCACGACTTTCCCAATCTAATGATTGTTTACATAAATTAAATCTTAAGAATAATAATATTACAATTGTTTGTAACATATATAATAATATACCTGATATTATGCTATTTACTATACTCTTATTACCCTTTAAATCTGTATTAAACAATGTTAATAATGGCGATGATGATGTATAAATTAATAATGTAAATAATATTACTGAAAACCATGCAAGAATACTATATCTTGATGAAGGAAATAAAATACCAAGTGGTGCAAATAATATTGACATAAACCAACCACCAGTTACATCTGTTTCATTATTTGAACACACGAATAAGTTAAATACTTTTAATACATCCATATAATATTAAAAATATTTTTTTTTAAAAGAATTATCATTTATACATGTTAAAATTACTAGGTAATTTATGACGAATATTTATTTAGCAATAATACAGGTCAAAATTACTAGGTAATTTATGACGAATATTTATTTAGCAATAATACAGGTCAAAATTACTAGGTAATTTATGACGAACAATTTACACAAACCTCTTCTTCTTCTATTACCTTAATCTTTGGTTTAGGTTTATTAAGTTTATTTGCATCTATACTAAATTTTTGTGCTTGTGATGCTGGTAATGTTCGTAAATAATACATTCCTGTTTTTAATCCATTCTTCCATCCATACATCAATGCTGATGTTAATTTACTTGCATCATTTACTGGCATAAATAGATTCATGCTTTGAGATTGGTCAACATATGGTTGACGTTTAATTGCATGGTCGATTAAATCTTTCATCTTAATCTCCCATACTGTTTTATATCTTTCCTTAATATCATCTGGAAGTTCATTAATATTTTGAACTGAACCATTATCAATAATTAATTTTTCTCGAACTTCTTCTGACCAAAGTCCTAATTCAATTAATTCTTTTAACAAATGACGATTAATCATAATAAATTCACCTGCTGATGTTCGTCTTGTATAAATATTAGATGTAATTGGCTCAAAGCATTCATTATTACCAAGAATTTGTGACGTAGATGCAGTTGGCATTAATGCAATCATTAAACTATTTCTTACACCATCTTGTTTAATCTTTTCTTTTAATTCATTCCAATCTGAATAAATACGTGGTGTTGCCTTATAATATTCATAATGAAAAATTCCATTACTTAAATCTGAACCATTAAAATGTTCATACTTACCATATGTTTTTGCTAATTCCCATGATGCTTCTAATGATGCATGATAAATTGTTTCCATTACATTCTGCTCTAATTCCATTGCCTCAGGACTAGAATAGACTAATTTCTTCATATGAAATAAATCTGCTACTCCTTGAATACCTATACCCATTGGTCTATCTTGATTATTTGTAATTTTACATTCATCTGTTGGATAAAATGTAATATCAATTACACGATTAATATTATATACAATTTGTTTAGTAATCTCATGTAACTTTGCATAATCATACGTATTATCTTCATTGATAAAACGATTTACTGCAATTGAAGCTAAATTACATACTGAATATCTTGAAGAATTAGAAACCTCCATAATTTCAATACAATTACCTGCAATTATTCCATTAAATACACCACGATGTACTTTTGGTTCAGTAAAACAGTATGTATCATCATATCTATTAACATCTATAATATTTTTAATTTTTACAAATTGTTTTGCATCTCTATCTGGTTCTTCCATATTATCAAATTTTAATCTATTACATTTTAATCCTAATTTATATAATTTATATAAATCACATGAAGTTAATAATAATCTATAAGATGTTTGACATAAAAATTCTTTATTACCACCTTGTCCATCTGGCATTAATCTAGTTGTTTCTTTACTCATTAATGAGATTTTACCATTAATTCCCATTGTATTTAACATTCGATTAATATCAAGTAAAAAATCATATTTAATCGATGACATTTGTAATTGTTTATTTGTACCATTAACTGCAATTGTTCCATCACCATCTAAAAATCCAGCTAACCATTCTAATCTAATTGTTAAATTTTGATCAGATGGTACTGTATATTTTTTAGGTATATCTAATGGTAATATTACACTTGCAATTCTATCTGTATATGTAACTTCAAGATCTAATCTTTTATCAATATGATTAACTAATTCCTTTTTTTCGTCATATAATCTTAATAATGGTTTATCTATTCCTAATTTAGCTCTGCAAATATCATCATCTATATTTACACTGTGATATTCAAAATTATCATAATTTTTATAATCAATGTGTCTTAAACAATAATCATCTCCTTCATTCTTTTTATAATTACATCTACGTAAGTCACCATTTCTACCATATGTACCTTCTGCTGAAAATAATCCAGCTGTATATGGATATTTAAATGTATTTAAACCAGATTCAATTACTGGATAATCACATTTAATTAATTTCATATCTTTTTTAAGTTCATTTGCATCATATACTGATATATCATTTTGTTTATAACTATTTTGAATATAAAATTTATGATATGGTGTACAATATAATTCATTACCATCCGATGTCTCAATTTTTATTAATTTCTTTTTAATCCCTGTTTGTTTAACTTCTACTTCACTAAATTCTTTACCATTCCATACTTTAACTTTTTTATCTTTTAATGTACTAATTTGTTTATATCCATTATTAGTTAATATCATTGTTTCTGGTGCTACACATAAATTTGAAGATTTAATAACACCAATATTTTTCTGATTAGAATTACGATTCGCTGCATCTTTATACGCAATATACGGAACACCTGTTTCAAATTGTGCTTCCAAAATCTTTTTCCATAAATTTTCAGCCGGAATTACTTCACGATATTTTTTCTCGTTGATATAATTTAAATATAATTCATCAAACTTTTCACCATAGACTTCATTTAATCCAGGACATTCATCTGGTGACATCAAATACCAATTTTCTTTATTTTCTACTGCTTTCATAAATCTATCTGGAACCCATAAGGCTAAGAATAAATCACGTGCACGAAGTTCTTCTGCACCTGTTTGCTTACGTAAATCTAAAAATTCAAAGACATCACAATGCCATGGTTCAAGATATACTGCAATTGAACCATTACGACGACCTGATTGATTTACATATCGTGCAGTTTCATTAAATACTTTTAACATAGGAATAATACCATGTGTAATACCTTTAGTTGATTTAATTAAACTATTTTTACCACGAACATTACTAATATGAATACCAATACCACCTGCCCATTTACTAATTTGTGCACAATCACCAAGTGTCTTAAATTGTCCAGTAATTGAATCATCTGTTCCTAACAAGAAACAAGATGCTAAGTTACCAGATTTTAATCCAGCATTAAATAATGTTGGTGTTGCATGTGTAAAAAATCCAAGTGACATATAATCATATGTATTTTTAATATTATTTAATATTTGTTCTAATTCAATCTTATCATCATGATGAATTGCAACTGCTACACGCATAAACATATCTTGAGGACGTTCAATAACTTTATTATCAATCTTTATTAAATAACTTTTTTGTAAAGTCATATACGCAAAATATCCATAATTTAAATCTCGATTGTAATCAACCATCTTATTAAGTGTTTTATTATTTGCTTTTACAAATTTAACAAATGATTGTTTTAAGAACTCTGAATCTTGTTTTGAAATATACTTAATCTTATCCGAAAAATTATGTAATGTTTCTTTGTGTAAATTACTAATTAATATTCTTCCACCTAATATTTCATATAAATAATGCTTGGAAGCTCTTGCTGCACAAATTTGTGCTGATACATTATCTAATTCTACAGTTGTAATTTTATCATAAATACTTTGACTTGCATCTACTGCAATCGAACATATACTAATTTGTTCTTTTTCTTCAGGTGTGCAAAGATTTGCAATTCTTTGTTCTATTTTACCTAATTCGCATTTCTCTAGTTTCCCATCACGTTTGGTGACGAATTTTGCTTCGGTAATACGTTTCATATTATCTTGATTTTGGTAAATATTCATAGATTATTCTTATATATTTTTATTTCAATTTATAATTAATTAATATCAATTTTTCCTTTATATTAGTTATTGAGGAATTATGTAATGTTCTTAGCATATGAATTAATAAAATCATCAAATGTAGGATAAGGTAAAAAGACAATACTTCTTTCTTTTTTCATAATTCTTTTTGATTCTTCTAATTTATAATGTTTATATTTTAGTAAATAGCAAATAACAACTGTTGCAGATCTTTGCATACCTGCCCAACAATGAACTAATACACCCATGTTATTTTTAAGATACAATTCTATTAAAAATATTAATTCTTCTATTTTTTCACCTAAAATTTTATTTGATTCTATTGAATTTACATCATTAATAGGTAATCTAACAGTATGAATATCACATGGAACATAATAATTAAGATCTTTAGTACAATTAATAATTAATTTAATATTGTTCTTTTTTAAATGTTCATAATCTATTGGTGAATTACGATTACCTAACCATAAATTAGGTATTATTTGATTAGCATTGTCCATATTATATATTTATATTATGTTTATTTAAAATATTAAAAATACACATTATTATTATGATTCTTGTGTATGGCTCTAACGGTTGGATTGGTCAACAATTTATTGATATATTAAAATCTAAAAATATAAATTATATTGA